CTGATTTCGTGCGAGTTCGTGTTCTCGGACAGTTCCCGCGCAAAGGCTTGATGGAATTCTTCTCGGCCGCTGAAATTGACGAAGCCATGACTCGTGAAGTTACCGGCGATCGTTCTGACCCGCTCGCCCTCGGTGTTGACGTTGCCCGGTTCGGTATGAACTCTTCCGTCCTATTCCCACGAAAGGGCCGCGATGCACGTTCCATTGATCGCCAAAAATACAATGGGCTTTCTACTGTCGAGCTTACTGATCGCGTGGTGGACTTTAACAATCAGTATCGTCCTGACGGGATTATGGTTGACGGCGGCGGTGTTGGTGGTGGTGTTGTCGATAATATCCGAAACCGAAGACTTCATTGCTTCGAAATCCAGTTCGGCGGTAAAGACATCATCTACAATTCCGTCTGGGGCAACACCGGCGAAAAGTACGCCAATAACCGCGCAGCCATGTACGGAGCTTGTCGAGCTTGGCTCAAAGGTGGTGCCCTTCCACCAGACCCAGAACTCCGCCGCCAGATGCTTGCCATCAAATACACCTACAACATCAAAGACGAGATAATCCTCGAGCGCAAAGAAGACCTCGTCGATGAAGGCGGCTCCGGTATTTCCCTCGACGACATCGATGCGTTAGTCTTGACTTTTGCTCACGCTTTGCAGCCTAATACAAATGCTGGCGGGGACTATCCCGCAACCAATCTCGTCGTTACCGAATACGATCCTTATGCGCCCGAGCGCATGTTAACCTAGGAGAACCAACATGGCAAACGCACTCAAAGGCATCGGTAAGTTCCTCTTCGGCGGCGGAGGCTCAACCCCCACGCCGCAGGCTCCGCCATCTACACCTGCCCCGCAGCAACAGCCTATGGGAACCCAAAATACCAATAAGACCTCCGACTCCCCAAGCTTCCTCGCCGCGGCTGCGCCTGCTCCGGGCGGTGGTGGTACCACTAAGGCAACCCTGCTAGGCCAGTAACATGCCGGTCGTACCATTCACTCCCGGTGCCCCAGCACCACTTCCGCAGCCGGATGATGTCTACGTTGACATGGCCGCAGCGCTAATCAAAACCGAGCGCCAGCCCAAGGAACCCACGAAGTGACCCCAACCTCAGCCGACCAACGCATCCGTCGCTACGCCGAAGGTCGGCTCATGGGCCTTCGCGTCAACCGCTATTCTTGGTGGACTCACTGGCGCGAACTTGCGGACTACTTCCTTCCGCGCCGGTACAAGTGGCTCGTAACCCCAAACCAAATGGGCCGGGGCTCGCCAATCAATCAGCATATTCTTGACTCCTCTGGTTGCGTCTACGCGCGCAATCTAGCCTCTGGTCTAGTCTCTGGCAAGTCCTCCCCAACGTCCACTTGGTTCCGGATGCGAATCGGTTATCTCGATTCCTCCAAGACCACACCCGGTTCGCTTTGGCTTTCCGAGGTCGAGCGGATCATGAACCTGATCTTCTCGGAATCTAACTTCTACAATTCCATCGCAGTATTCTACTACGACCTTGTCATCTTTGGCACTGCCACGATCCTAATCTACGAAGACTTCGACAATGTCATCAATTGCATCAATCCCTGTCTCGGTGAATACTACATCGACATCGACGGCAAATACCGCCCGACTGTATTCTACCGCGAATTTACCATGACCGTCGCAGCCTGCGTCGCTGAGTTCGGCTACGACAACTGCTCGCCATCGATCCAGAAACTCTATGATGATCCGGCTGGCGCAAACCTCACCCGCGAACTCATCGTCGCCCATTCCATCGAACCCAACAACGACGGCCGCGGCCGAGAATTCGGCTTCTCCGATAAAGTCAAATACCGCGAAATCTACTGGGAATGGGGCGGTTCAACTTCCCCGCAAGGCTCCGGTGAATCCCGCGGTCTACTCCGCCGTAAAGGCTACTACGAACAGCCCGCTATCATCGGCCGCTGGGACGTAGTTTCCAACGACGCCTATGGCCGCTCGCCGGGCATGGACGGCCTCCCCGACCAAAAGCAAGTTCAACTCGAAACCCGCCGCAAGGCCCAAGCCATCGACAAGATGGTGAACCCGCCGCTCGTCGCAGATATGCAACTCAAAAACCAGCCCGCTAACCTTACCCCCGGCGGCATGACTTTCGTTTCTGGCTACACCGCTTCAGGCAAGCCTGGGTTTTCTTCCGTCTACGACACCAAGTTCCCGGTGCAAGAAATCACCGAAGACCTGACCGAAGCCAAGGGCCGTCTCTCGGAGATTTTCTTCAACGACATTCTCAAGGTTGCCTCGCAATACGAAACTCGGTCTAACGTCACCGCGGTTGAATGGGACCTCCGTAAATCCGAATCTCTCGTTATGCTCGGGCCAGTCTTGGAACGCATTGACAATGAAGTCTTGCGCCCTGTCTTGGAACGAGTTTTTGCAATCGCTTTGCGAGCAGGAATCATCCCACCTGCCCCACCTGAAATCCAAAACCAAATGATGACCATCGACTTCGTCTCGATGCTCGCTCAGGCGCAGCAGGCCACCAAAGCCGCTTCCATCGAACGCGTCCTGTCCATCGCAGGCAACATCGTTGGCGTAAAACCCGATGCCATGGACAAGATCGACATAGACTACGCTCTTGACAAATACTCCAGTCTACTGAACAATGATCCTAAGATGATGAGAACAGATGACGCTGTCATGCAGATTCGTCAGGATCGGGCTCAGCAAGAGCGCGCAGCGCAACAGGCCCAGATTGCCGAGCAAATCGCCCGCGGAGCCAAGACTATGTCGCAGGCAGATACCGGCGGAAACAATGCTCTCACCGCGATGCTAGGAGCGCAGCAGCAATGAGATTCGTGGTTGAAAACATCGAAGGCGGCATCTGTGATGTCACCAATATGTTCAATGGCATCGGGCTTGAGGTGACAGAGCCAGAGCATGCCGAATCCATCGTGGTTCGGGTCGCAGACGACTGCTGGGTTTCTGCCTCGGCCAACGATTACGCCATCCACACGGTTCACTAATGCGCAATGCCAGCGAACGCAAAGACATACGGAGACAAGAAAAGGCCGCAAAGCTTCGTGAAACCCAGCGTATCGATTTCATCATCGGTGCGATGTCTACCCGTCAAGGTCGGATTTGGTTCCACGATTTCCTCGCAGCCTGCCACATATTCGCCGATCCGTTCACCGGAGATGCATTAGTTGAAGCCTATTCCAAAGGTGAACGAAACATGGGCCTGAGCGTCTACCGCGACATCGTCGGTAACTGCCCAGACCTATTTGTCCAGATGATGCAAGAAGCCAATGAACAGGAGATTCTAAATGAACGACGTGCCGAATCCGAATCCGGAGACCCTGACGCCGCCGACCCCGATGAACTCGGAAGCAGCGAGGACGCCGACAGGTGAAATCATCGATCAAGGCAATCCCGCAGTTCCAGTAGAGGCCAAGCCCGATGCCACTGACCCCGCCGAACCCAAGCCCGCTACCGCCGGAGCCCCAGAATCCTATACCGATTTTTCAGTCCCCGAAGGCGCAACTCTCGACAAGTCCGCAATCGAGCGTGCCACCCCCATCTTCAAAGAACTTGGCCTCACCCAAGATCAGGCACAGAAGCTGGTAGACCTGTACCCGAGCCTGACCGAGAACATCGTTAAGGCCAACAACGACGCATATACCGCGATGCGCGAAGGCTGGGTTTCTGAGCTTAAGGCCGACAAAGAAATCGGCGGTAAGCTCGATCATGTCGCGGCGGAAATCGGCAAGCTCAAGCAGCAGCTTCCTGCGGCTGTCCGCGATGCATTCAATGAAGCCGTCAACTTCACTGGCGCAGGCGACCATCCCGCTGTGGTCCGCGCCCTATACGAAATCTCGAAACTTGTGAACGAAGGTTCGCATGTCTCCGGAGCGGGTCCCTCGCCGAATGGCCAGTCCCGTGATGGTGTCTCGAAGCGGCCCAGCATTGCTGGAGCTCTCTACCCCAACCTCCCTAGTCAGTAACTGGGCCTCATAGAGGACGAACGCCAAGGGCCAGACCAGAAAGCTGTCACCCAACCTAGACAAGGAAATCTCAAATGGCAACTATCGGTTCAACTGCCCTGACGTATGCTGACTGGGCGAAAAGAATGGACGATGGCTACCGCGTCGCGGCGATCATCGAACTCCTCTCTCAGACCAATGAAATCCTTGACGACATGCTCGTCATGGAAGGTAACCTGCCGACCGGGCACAAAACCACGATCCGCACCGGTCTGCCTCAGGCCACTTGGCGTTTGCTGAACGCTGGTGTTCCGAATGCCAAGTCCACGACTGCCCAGATCGTTGACACCTGCGGTAACCTCGAGACCTACGCGGTTATCGACAAGGACATCGCCGACCTCAACGGTAACACCGCTGAGTTCCGACTCTCCGAGGTCAAGGCCTTCCTCGAAGGCATGTCTCAGCAGGTTGCCTCGACTCTGATCTACGGCAACCAGCACACTAATCCGGAGCGTTTCACCGGCTTGGCCCCGCGCTACTCCACCAAGAATACGTCCAATTCGCAGACCGCGAACAACGTACTCGATGGTGGCGGCACTTCCTCCACGAACACTTCCATCTGGATTTGCACGTGGGGTAACGACACCTTCCACGGCACCTTCCCGAAGGGCAAGATCACGGGCCTCCAGCATCGTGACATGGGTGAATGGCCGGTACAGGATTCGGCAGGCAACACCTACCAAGCCTACCGCGATCATTTCAAGTGGGAAATCGGTCTTGTTCTCCGCGACTGGCGTTACATCGTCCGCGTGGCGAATATCGACGTAACCCAGTTGACCGGTGTCTCGGCGGCGAACCTGATTAACCTCCTCGTCCGCGGTCTCTATCGCATGCCTACGGCTCCGTCCACGGCCACTGCGATTCAGTCTTCCGATACCCCGGAAGTCCGCGCGAACATGGGTCGGGTTGTGATGTACGCTAATCGCGTCGTCCGTACCTACCTCGACCTTCAAGCCATGAACAAGACCAACGTCTTGCTCCGGCTTGAAGAGTTCGATGGCAAGGTCGTGACTACCTTCCGCGGCATCCCGATCCGCACTTGCGACGCCATCCTCAACAACGAAGCTCAGGTTTCGTAAGGAGCAGCCTCAATGATTCTCGATAATCTTCTCACTTTCACCGGCACGTCAAACGGCGCAACTGGTGGCATCACGGCAGGCGCGCAGACCGATCTTCCCACGACCGGTACGCAGGCTGCCTCCAACATCATTGACCTTGGTCTGTCGGGTC